ATTATTAATATGAATCTAGAAGAAATCCAAGAATTAGTTGACAAAGACTTAAAAATTAACGATAGTGAACTTGATTTAGAATCAATCAAAACACCTCAAATACATAACAAATATATGAAGCACTTAACAAAGTTTAAGCTAATGTTAAGCAGAAATGAAAGTGAATATCATATAGTTAAAAAACAGAAATGGGAATACTATACAGGTAAAGCAGACCCTAGTGTTTATGCTGAGAAACCTTTTAACTTAAAAATATTAAGACAAGATGTTGATAAGTATATTGATTCAGACGAAGACATTATTAAACTCAAACAAAAATCAGACTATCTTAACACTGTAGTTGACTTTTTAGATAGAACGGTCAGACAAATATCAAATAGAACATTTACAATAAAGAATGCTATTGATTGGAAGAAATTCATATCTGGCGCAATCTAATGCCTAATATACGATACCTAATCATTGATAAAAAAGATGATGTTTACTTAAAGATAGAAGCAGACGAATCTATTAGACGAGAACTTGGAGAACATTTTACTTTTCAAGTACCTGGTTTTAGATTTATGCCCCAATTTCGTAAGAGAATATGGGACGGCAAGATAAGATTATTTTCATATGCAAATGGACAGATATACGTTGGTCTTTATCCTTATGTTTTAAATTGGTGCAAAGAAAACAATATAGAAGTTGTTGATGGTACCAAGATAAAAGATACTAAAGTTGATGAAGTAAAGGTAGAAGGTTTTATTAAAGCGCTTAAAATTCCTATGGAAGTAAGGGACTATCAAAAAGAAGCGTTTACATATGCTGTAAGAAAGAATAGATGTTTATTATTATCACCAACTGCTAGTGGTAAGTCACTCATTGTTTATCTATTAGTAAGATTTAATTTATTAAGATTACAAGATAAAAAGATATTAATTATAGTACCTACCACATCATTGGTAGAGCAATTGTATAAAGATTTTAAAGATTATGGTTGGGATAATGAAAAGAATATCCATAGAATATATGAAGGTCATAGTAAAGATACTGATAAGAAAGTAATTATATCTACTTGGCAATCAATATATAATCTTCCAAAGACGTGGTTTAAACAATTTGGTATGATAGTTGGTGACGAAGCACATTTATTTAAGGCAGTTTCACTTACCAAGATACTAACAAAGTTGGTACAATGCCCATATAAGGTTGGTTGTACAGGAACTTTAGACGATAGTAAGACCCATAAGCTTGTTTTAGAAGGACTTTTTGGTGCTGTTAATAAAGTTATATCTACTACAGAACTCCAAGACAAAGAACAACTAGCCAAACTCAAAATTTTCTGTTTGGTTTTACAATATAGCAAAGAGCAAAGAGAATTTTTAAAAAATAAATCTTATCAGGAAGAGATGAATTTTTTAGTTTCAAATGAAAAAAGGAATAAATACATTAAGAACTTGGCCACTAATTTACACGGCAACACTTTATGTTTGTTTCAATACGTAGAAAAGCACGGTAAACTATTATACAACTTAATAAAAGAAAAGGCAGGTGACCGACCTATTTTCTATATCCACGGAGGAGTGGAAGCAAATGAAAGAGAACAAGTTAGAGCAATTACCGAAAAGTCTGATAATGCGATTATTGTCGCTTCTTATGGGACGTTCAGCACTGGTATTAATATCCGTAACTTACACAATATTGTTTTTAGTAGCCCTAGTAAATCTCGTATAAGAAATTTACAATCTATTGGAAGAGGATTACGATTAAAAGATAACAAATCACACGCAACATTATATGATATTGCTGACGACCTTTCCTATGGGGAAAAGGAAAACTACACTTTACAACACTTTAGAGAGCGTATAAATATATACAATGACGAAGACTTTGATTATGAAATCCATAACATAGAGTTAGGTAATGGCAGACATACAAGCTAATATAAAAATTATTAAACTTACAAATGGTGATGATATAGTTACTCATATGCCATTAGGCGATAAACAATTGCCTGATAAATCACCATTAATGAGATTAAATAAACCTCTACAAATTAAATACATCCCACAAATGACACCTATGGGAGTAAGAGATTATATAGCTTTAATAAAATGGACAAATTACACACCAGACAAAATTATTACTATTCCAAAAGATAAGATATTGACTATAACAACTGCTGGTGGGGATATATCAAAAAGCTACTTACATCTTGCAAAAGAATATGACCAATTAGATTCACCTAAAAAGTCTAAAACAAAAATCTATCATCCTGAACGATTAAATGATGAAGAAAATGAACTATTAAATGAGATATTTAAAGAAGGTAGAGGACCAAAGAGAACTCTCCACTAGCACTCTGGAGCTTTCTCAAAGGACTACATAGTCCATTATACACAAAAAATGTGAAAAGTCAATGTTGGTTCCACCATTGACAAATAGAAAAAAATGTAGTATTATATAACTATTATGAATACACAGACTGCAAAAGTTAAATATAAGAAAAAACCAGAACATTATGTAAATAATAAAGAATTTTTACAGGCAATGATATTGTATAAAAAGTCTGTAAATAAAGCTATTAAAACAAAAGTAACTAATCCTCCTGTTCCAGATTATATAGGCGAGTGTTTTTTAAAGATAGCGAATCACCTCTCATATAGACCAAATTTTATTAACTATACTTATCGTGATGATATGATATCAGATGGTATAGAAAATTGTTTACAATATCTTAATAATTTCAACCCAAGAAAATCAAACAATCCCTTTGCATATTTCACACAAATTATCTATTATGCTTTTGTACGGAGAATACAGAAAGAGAAAAAACAAGTTACAATTAAACACCGTATGATTCAAGAAGCAAATTATGATGATATGACATTGCAACCAGGTGAAGATAGAGAGTTTAAGAATCAATTTACAGAATTTTTAAGGAAGAATACCCCAACAGTAGAAATACCAAAAAAGAAAAAGAAGAAGAAGGCAGTTAAACGAAAAAGGTAGATAATGAAATGTGATAAGATTTTAATAGTCGGAGGAGGCTCCGCTGGTTGGATGACAGCGGCAACTTTAGTTAAAGCTTTTCCTGATAAAGATATAACTGTATTAGAATCACCTAACGTTCCAACAATATCAGTTGGTGAAAGCACAATATCAAAAGTTAAACAATGGACAAAATATCTAGGAATAGATGATAAAGAATTTTTAAAACATACAGATGGTACTATTAAATTTAGTATTAAGTTTACAGACTTTAATGGAAAAGATGAGGCGCCGTTTCATTATCCTTTTGGTGCTCCTGCAATAGAAGGAACTAAATTAAATTATAATGATTGGTGGGTGAAAAAGGAATTTAATCCAGAAACACCAGTTTCAGATTATGCTGATAGTTTTTCTTCTGTTATGGCACTAATTAATCAAAGTAAGGGTGCTAATAAATTTTGTGGTTTTGATACGGACACTGATTCTGCTTATCAGTTTGACGCAATTAAATTTGGTATATGGTTGAAGGATAATTATTGTATCCCTAGAGGTGTCAAATATATTCAAGAAGATGTAAAAGATATTAAACAAGATGAAAATGGTATTGTTTCTTTAAACAAACATAAAGCAGATTTATATGTTGATTGTACAGGTTTTAAATCAATGCTTTTAGGAGGTGCATTAAAAGTACCTTTTGAACCTATCCCTAAACTACCAAATAATAAAGCGTGGGTAACAAAGATACCTTATGTAGATAAAACTAAAGAAGTTGAATCTTTTACCAATTGTACAGCAATAGAAAATGGCTGGGTATGGAATATACCATTGTGGAGTAGAGTTGGTACAGGTTATGTTTATTCAGATAAATTTGTAGATGATGAAACTGCTTTAAAAGAATTTAAAAATCATTTAGCAAAAGTACGACCTGGGTTTGGTAAGGAAGAACATAAATTTATGAACATCAAAATGAAGTGTGGTATACACGAAAAATTATTTGTAAAAAATGTTGTTGCTATAGGTCTTGCTAATGGATTTGTTGAACCATTAGAAAGTAATGGTTTGTTTTCAATACACGAATTTTTAATAGCACTTGTAAGAAATTTAAGAAGAGGTGAAGTTACACAATGGGATAAAGATAACTTTACATTTGCTTGTAAATCTATCTATTATGGATTTGCTGAATTTGTTGGATTGCATTATGCTTTATCAACAAGAAATGATACTGAATATTGGAAAGCAAATAACAATAGAGAATGGGAAGAAA